CTGACGATTGGTTTTCCTACAAAGCTAAAGCATCTGAAACAAAGATCGTAGATGAAGAGGAACTAGCAAAGGCAAAGGAAGTAATGGGAGATAAGAAATACCTACAAGAGTTTGAATGCGATTGGATAGCTAACATTGAAGGAGCAATCTATAATGATGTGCTTGCCAAGATGGAAGATAATAAGCAAATAACTCGAGTACCTTATGATCCATCATTGCCAGTCTCAACTGCTTGGGATCTTGGAGTGTCAGATCATACTGCAATCATATTCTTTCAACAACTAGGCAAAGCCATAAACATCATTGACTACTACGAAGAACGAGGTCAGGGAATGCCACACTATGCTGAAGTCGTTAAAAATAAAGATTACATTTACAAAGATCACTATGCACCACACGACATTGAAGTAATGGAGTTTAGCAATGGTAAGACTAGAAGGGAAGTTGCTTATCAATTAGGCATAAGATTTAAGGTCGTACCTAAGATACCTTTAGAGGATGGCATACACGCAACCACGATGACATTACCTAGATGTTGGATTGATGTTGACCATTGCAAAAAGTTAATAGATGCGTTAAGACATTACCATCGGAAATATATTGATAAAAATCGTATGTTCCGAAGTAAACCTGTACACGATTGGAGTAGCCACGCTGCGGACTCAATGAGATATTTGTGTGTAGGTTTGCAAGAGTTAAGTGATAAACAAACTGCACCTCAAAAGGTAGCAGATAACGAATATAGGATTTTATAATTATGGGTTCAATATTTTCACCAAAGATGCCTTCCTTACCGCCTGTGCAACCTTTGCCACCTGCACCTAGTGCAGAACTATCACAAGAGGAAAAAGATAGAATAGCAGCAGAGCAAGCAGAGAAGGAAAGAAAAAGAAAAGGCAGAAAGTCAACGATACTAACTTCTCCATTAACTGAGATGGAAGAAGCAACAGTTGAAAAGAAAACTTTACTAGGAGGATAATTATGGGTGTACCAGGAGCAATGAATAGAAAATTAAAAAAACCTATAAACAAAGGAACTCCATTTAAAGTTTATGAAACAGATTCTGTTGGAGAACTAATGGATGCTAGAAGAGGTTACGTTGCAAGAACTGGTAGAAATGATTTAAAGGCAGTTGAACAAACTAATTTTTTTAAAAAACTTACTGAAAAACAAAAAAAAAAATATTACGAATTAAATCCAAGCGAAAGACCAAACGTAGATGAAAATTTTACACTTGGTAAAAAAACTTTATTAGGAGATTAATATGGGTGGTAGTCCAGCAAGAATAGTAAGCAACATAATTAAACCTAAAGCTCCGCCTGCTCCGCCAACTCCTGCACCAACAGTGTCAGAAGTTTCGCAGTCAACAGCAACTGGTATGGATGGATTTGATTCAAGAAAGACTAAACGTAAGGGAAGGTCAGCAACCATATTGACTGGACCAATGGGTGTTGAAGAACAATCTTTGACATTAGGTACAAAAAGTTTATTAGGACAATAATGGCAAAAACAGATTTAACTAAAAATTTATTTAAACGATTTGACAAACTAAAATCTCAACGTCAAAACTGGGAAGCTCATTGGCAAGAAGTAGCAGACTATATGATGCCAAGAAAGGCAGACGTTACTAAGACTAGATCCAAAGGCGACAAGAGAACTGAACTTATTTTTGATTCATCACCACTGCAAGCCTTAGAACTATTAGCTGCATCATTACACGGAATGCTAACTAATCCTTCTACACCTTGGTTCGCACTAAGGTTCAAGGAAGAAGATATGGATGGTGAGGATGAAGCAAAGGAATGGTTAGAGTCAGCAACTGACGTAATGTATACTGCGTTTAATAGATCTAACTTCCAACAAGAAATATTTGAATTGTATCACGACCTGATTACGTTTGGTACAGCTGCAATGTTCATTGATGAAGATGAAGAAGATTTACTTAAATTCTCAACTAGACACATCAATGAAATGTACATAGCTGAAAACGATAAAGGAAGAATTGATACAATCTTTAGAAAATTTAAACTATCAGCTAGATCAGCTTATCAAAAATTTGGCGACAAGGCTTCAGCAAACATCTTAATGAAAAATCAAAAAGATCCTTATGAAGAAGTAGAAATACTACACGCTGTTTATCCAAGATCAGATTTCAATCCTAAGAAACAAGATAAGAGCAATATGCCATACGCATCAGTGTATATGGATTATGCAAGCGGAGATGAATTATCAGTTTCTGGTTATAAGGAATTTCCTTTCGTAGTACCAAGATACCTAAAAGCATCACACGAAATTTATGGTAGATCTCCAGCAATGACAGCTTTACCTGACGTGAAGATGTTAAATGAAATGTCTAAGACTACGATTAAAGCTGCACAAAAACAAGTTGATCCACCTTTATTAGTTCCTGATGATGGTTTCATCTTGCCAGTCAGAACAGTTCCAGGCGGATTAAATTTTTATAGATCAGGTACAAGAGATAGAATTGAACCTTTGAACATTGGTGCAAATAATCCATTAGGATTAAATATGGAAGAGCAAAGAAGAAACGCAATCAGAAATGCTTTCTATGTTAATCAGTTAATGATGCAACAAGGTCCACAAATGACTGCTACGGAAGTCATCCAAAGAAACGAAGAGAAGATGAGATTACTTGGTCCAGTATTAGGAAGATTACAATCAGAGTTATTGAAACCATTGATTGATAGAGCATTCAACATTTTACTTAGAAAGAATCAATTTAGACCTGCACCTGATTTCTTAGCAGGCAAAGACATTGAAATTGAATATGTATCACCATTAGCTAAAGCACAGAAATCCACAGAGTTACAATCCATAATGAGAGCTATTGAAATAATGGGATCATTGGCTAATGTAGCACCTGTGTTCGATCATATAAATATGGATAAATTAGTTAGACACTTAGCAGACATCGTAGGTGTTCCACAAAAAATATTAAAACCACAATCACAACTTAATGCTGAGAGACAACAGAAAGAACAACAACAACAACAAATGATGCAAATGCAACAACTTCAACAAGTTGCTCAAGCTGGGGGACAAATTGCTCCACTAGCAAAAGCCTTACCTGATGAAGCTAGAGCATTAGTTTCAGCAGAAGAATAATGGGTGAAGCAAAAAGAAAACAAGACGATCTTGAAAAATTCATTCACGATCTAAAAAAGAATTATCAAATTACTTTCAACACAGCTGAAGGCAAGCAAGTGATGAGTGATTTGGAAAAGAGATGCCACTTTTTTTCTACTACCAATGTTAAAGGTGATAGTCACGAAAGTGCATATATGGAAGGACAACGTAGCATCCTTCTATTCATTAAAGCAATGCTACAAAATGATAATGAAAAAGGAAAATAAAAATGTCAGAACAAACGCAGATAACGGAGCAACCAGCTTCGCCTGTAGAAACGACAAGTACGCCTACAGAAAATAATACAACACAAGAAACAGCTCAACCTACCTTAACCTCTTCAACGATTAATTCAACGGTTCAAACTTCAAAGAACTGGAAAGAAATAATCTCTGAAGAATATAGGAAAAATCCAAACATAGAAAAATTTACTGAGATTGATGCACTAGCTAAATCTTACATCAATGCAGTTTCTATGATTGGTGCAGATAAGATTCCTGTTCCATCAAGCTCTTCTACTGAAGAACAATGGAATGAAATCTATTCTAAGTTAGGTAGACCTGAGTCTGCTGATAAATATAAACTAGATGTTAAATCAGAAAGTGTGCCACTAGAAGAGACTGCCATAAAACAGTTTGCTGAGAATGCACACAAGTTAGGTTTGAATAATAAACAAGCTCAAGGCATCTTAGACTTTTATAAGAATAGTTTGGAACAAACTTCTAGGCAATCTCAAATAGACTTAGAAACATCTCAAGCTAACTCTGAAGCTGAACTAAGAAAAGAATGGGGTAGCAATTATGAAACTAACATTAATAAAGCTGCCGCTTTAGCTAAAGCTAATATGGATACAAAAATATTAGACTTGCAATTACAAGATGGTTCAAGACTAGGAGACAATCCTGAGATCATTAAAGGCTTTGCTAAGATTGCAAATATGCTTTCAGAAGATAGTTTCATAAGTACGGAAAGCGAAAATGTTTCTCAAGCTAGGGACTATCAACAAGAAATCAATTCAATCGTTAATGATAGAACTGGTCCTTATTGGAATAAAGCACATCCTGATCACGATAAAGTCGTTCAACAAGTGTTTACTTTAAGAACGATGATGAGACAATAATATGACTGAACAAGAGGTTAGATTACAAATACTTAGAACCGTCATTGAATGTGGTTCAGAATTACAAAAATCTAACCCCTTGCCAATATGTGAAGAATATTATAAATGGGTTAAAGGTAAGACAATTCGTAACTCGAACCTTACTGACAGCAGGAAACAGACTGCGGTCTAAAAGACCTTAAATCCAAGAGATGCCTGTCACACGATGGAGAACCTCTCTGATTGTTTTAAACATTAACACTAACAACAGGAGAGACAATTATGTCAACTCAGATAACAACAGCATTTGTAGAACAATATAGTTCTAACATTCAAATGTTGTCACAACAAAAAGGATCACTTTTAAGAGATAAAGTGAGACTTGAAAGTGTTGTAGGTAAGAACGCATTTTTCGACCAAGTGGGTTCTGTAACTGCAACAGTAAGATCATCTAGACATTCTGACACTCCTCAAGCTGACACTCCTCATTCAAGAAGAAGAGTATCTCTTGTGGATTATGAATTCGCAGATTTAATAGATGATTTAGATAAAGTAAGAATGCTAGTAGATCCAACTAGCTCATACGCATTAGCTGCTGCTTATGCTATGGGTAGAGCAATGGATGATGCTATCATTACTGCAGCAACAGGTTCAGCTGATACAGGTGTAGCTGGTGGTACTTCGGTAGCACTTCCTGCATCACAAATTATTGCTGAAGCTGGTACAGGTAGAATGACAATCGCTAAACTAAGAGAAGCAAAAGAAATCTTAGATTTATCAGATGTAGATCCTTCATTACCTAGATACATTGTTGTAGGTCCAAAACAAATCACTGATCTATTAGGAACTACAGAAGTAACAAGTTCTGACTACAACGTAGTTAAAGCTCTAGCTTCTGGCGATGTTAATTCTTTCTTAGGATTCAACTTCGTTGTATCTAACAGATTAGCTGTAGCGTCTTCTATCAGAGACTGTATTGCTTTCGTAAACGATGGTATTGCATTAGCTGTAGGAAAAGATGTAACTGCAAGAATAGATGAGAGAGCTGACAAAGGTTACGCTACTCAAGTTTACTACTCAGCTGCATTCGGTGCTACTAGAATGGAAGAAGACAAAGTAGTTAAAATACAAGCATACGAAGGCTAATATCTTTGTATGATGGTGGGGGAGCAATCCCCCACTAACTAAAAGGAATTTATATGGCATCAGTAGTAGACATTTGTAATGGAGCTTTAAATCAATTAGGTGCTTCAACCATCATTTCACTTACGGAAGATTCTAAGAACGCAAGACTTTGCAATGCAAGATATAATCAAGTTAGAGATAGTTTATTTAGATCTCATTTATGGAATTGTTTAATTAAGAGAGTTGAACTAGCAAGAGACGTAGCTGCTCCTAGTTGGGGTTTCTCATATCAGTTTACCTTACCTGCTGATTGTCTAAGGGTAATAACAATATTAAATTACGATTACGATTATAAGATAGAAGGAAGAAAAATTTTAGCCAATCACGATAGCGTAAAGATACAATACGTTGCTAGAATAGAAGATCCAAATCAATACGATGAATTACTAAGAGAAACATTATCTGCTGCATTAGCTGCGGACATTGCTTATGCCATCACGTCATCAAATCCAATGGCAGCAAATATGTATAATTTATTTCAAGATAAATTAAGAGAAGCAAGATTCGTTGATGCAACCGAAGGACAAAACTTAGATCCTAACAACGGTCAATCAGACGTAATAGGTGCTGGCTCTTTTATTAATTCAAGGTATTAATAAATGGCAAGAGTTGCGGTACAACTAACTAACTTCACTGGCGGTGAACTATCTCCAAGATTAGATGGTCGTAATGATTTAACTAAGTATGCTTCAGGCTGTAAGACCTTGGAGAATATGATTGTTTATCCTCACGGTTCTGCGGCTAGAAGATCAGGAACGAGCTTCGTAGCAGAAGTAAAAGACTCTACTAAGAAAACAAGATTAATACCTTTTGAGTTCTCAACGACACAAACTTATATGCTTGAGTTTGGTGATCAATACATTCGTTTTTATAAAGACAATGGTCAAATATTATCTGGTGGATCAGCTTATGAAATATCAACTCCTTATTTAGAATCACAATTATTTGAAATTAAATATGCTCAATCAGCAGACGTAATGTACATCTGTCATCCTTCACACGAAGTAATGAAACTATCACGATCAGGTCATACGTCTTGGACTTTAACTGAAGTTGATTTTCAAAATGGTCCATTTCAAGATCACAACATAACTTCAACTACCTTAACAGCTTCTCATACTACTGTTGGAACTTCTGGTAATTTAACTTTATCTTCTACCACTGGAGTTAATTCAAACCAAGGTTGGCTAAGTACAGACGTTGGTAGATTAGTACATTTTAAAGATGGTCATTATAAAATTACAGCTTATACTTCTTCTACGGTTGTAGTTGCAACTTCAGTTGTTGCTCCTTCTTCTGCATCTGCATCAACAGACTTTGCATTAGGTGCTTTCTCAGATACTACTGGTCATCCATCTTGCGTAACTTTCTTTGAACAAAGATTAGTATTCGCAGGAACTAGAGAACAACCACAAACATTATTCTTTTCTAAATCAGGTGACTATGAAAATATGGATGATAACTATCACGGTACGGTAGCAGATGATGATGCCATCATTTATACGATTGCTTCTAACCAAGTGAACGCCATTCGTTTTATGACTGCAACAAGAACTTTAATCATTGGTACAGCTGGTGGTGAATTTACAGTATCAGGTGGAGGAACAGATGTTGCGATTACTCCAACTAACATCTTAATTAAGAAACAATCAAACAATGGTTCAGCTAACATTGATGCCATTGCAGCAGGTAACGCAACTTTATTCTTACAGCGTGCTAAAAGAAAAGTTAGGGAACTAGCTTATAACTTTGACGTTGATGGTTACCTTGCTCCAGATATGACCATACTTGCAGAACACATTACTGAAACTGGAATTACTCAAATGGCATATCAACAAGAACCTAATCAAATTATTTGGATGGTTAGAACTGATGGTCAACTCATTGGCTTGACTTACCAAAGAGAACAACAAGTCACTGCTTGGCACAGACACATCTTTGGTGGTAGTTTTAATTCAGGTAATGCAGTGTGCGAAAGCGTTGCTGTCATTCCAACTGATGATACTGAATATCAAACTTGGGTTATCATCAAAAGAACGATTAATGGTTCAACTAAAAGATACGTTGAATACATTAATAACTTTGACTTTGCAGAAGCTGATGATACTTCATTTAATTTTTTAGATTCACAATTAGCTTATGATGGTTCTGCAACATTAACCATTTCAGGCTTAGATCACTTAGAAGGTGAAACGGTTTCAATACTTGCTGATGGTGCAACACATCCTAACAAAACGGTTTCTTCAGGATCAATTACATTAAACCGTTCATCAACTAAAGTTAAAGTTGGCTTGCCTTACACTTCATTACTACAAACAATGAGATTAGATGCAGGCTCACAAAATGGAACATCTCAATCTAAGACTAAAAGAATATATGAGATTACAGTTAGGTTATATGAAAGTTTAGGAATTGAAGTAGGACCAGACTTAAACAATATGGAAAGAATACCTTTTAGATCTTCTGCTGATCCAATGGATAGTAGTGTTGGAGTATTTACTGGAGATAAGGAAGTAGAATTTAGAGGAAACTATGAAACAGATGGATTTATATTTGTTAGACAAGATCAACCTTTACCTTTAACGGTTTTATCGTTATACCCTAAACTAATAACGAATGATGGATAAAATGGTAAACATAGTTCCATACGTTTCAACACACGGTAAGATCATCTTAGCCAATCAAATGAATCACGTTCTGATGGATCAAGATGCAAAATTTGATGGAGAAGCAATGCAGTTAGAAGAAAAAGGTTTAGCTTATACTTGTATGATTAATGATGAGCCTATAACTTCTGCTGGAATGAAGATCATTTGGGATGGCGTTGCTGAAGGTTGGGTACTTGCTAGTCATAAGGTTTGGCAACATCCATTACCGATTGCCAGAGCCATCAAGAAAAACT